ATCTAAACCCCATTGTGTAGAGTTTCCCATCATTGGCGAGTAAACATCTCTGTAACTATAACTAGCAGTACTTTCATAACTTGGATCGTTATTGTAGTATGAATAATAAGCATACCACATGTTTCTAATTACATCACTGTTATCATCGTGAAAAGTCATACGAACTGGTTCGTAATTCATTTTATTATATGAATATCTTTTTCTGTTGTACTGATTTTGTTCTTCAATCTCAAATGTATATCTTGGAAGATCTACACTTTTAACTAGAAAACTTGCTTCAAGTGTATCACTTGCGCCAAACGAGAATCCTAATCCGGCGTTTACTGCAAACGTTACATGGAATAGAAACCTATGCTTAGGAGCAAGGCGGTAGTTTCCATCCACAAATGTTTTGGACGCATGTCGATAATCTCGAACATTGTCGCCGGTTGAAAGTGCATTAAGGAAAGAGTTAAGAATTGCCATCTTACTCTATTACCCTGTTACTACCTCACCGAGTGTTCTAGCTACTGTTGCACCAACACCAGCACCGATCGGTGTCTGTACTGCATTATCAAAGCGAATGCTCATTGTAACTGTTGCGGCTTCACTTGATGCATAGTTAAGATCATTATAATTTGCATTAGTGATCATACAACCATACAGTTCCCAAGTTTCAAGTACGTTTGGTGCCGCGGCACCGTTTCCGCCATCTAAAACTTCACAACGTGTGATAAACTTATAGTCAATACCTGATGCGGCACTTGCTTGTTCCATCATATCAAACTGCTTTTGCACTTGCTCACCGACTAGTTTTGCAACTTGTCCACTTGCATCATCACGCATGTTAACAGTAACTTGTTCCCATGTATGCTTACCTTGTAAATATACTTTACTGTTGTAGATATCAATTGGAATCTCGTCAAATGTAACACTTGGACGAGTAAAATCTATTACTTGCTTTGTTAGTTCGCTACGTGGAGTTGAAACACCAAAGTTTTCAAAACTTACACGGAAGCGATACTTTAATTTTGGCATTAACAGACCTTGAGCTGATGCGGATTGATCCGATGCTAAAGGTACTGTAAATTTGCTTAATGAACTTACTGACATATTATTTTGCTCCTGCTATATTAGTATTTAGTCGCTTTTTTAACTTGTTTTAGAAAAGGGTGCCCTTTAAAAACAGGCTCTTAGATAGAGCCTGTGTTTTGTATACGAACTGGAATATAAATGAATTCAACTGCTTTTACTGGTTCAATTGCAACATCTATATACAACTCATTGCGATCAATTCTGTCGTTTGTATTATTACTTTCATCACAAACTACCAAGTAGTCATATAAACCACGTTTTGCAACTAAATCGTTCATTAATGACTCTACAACTTGCTTAACTTCATCTCTTGTTAACTTATCGTTTGGCTCAAATACGAAAGGCTTAGTAATTACACCTAGTCTTTCACGAATATAAGCAGTCAAACGTGCTACGTTAATACGATCTAATGCACTTGCAGTTGCAGTTTTTGATTTGTTACCGTAGTTTAGTATTCCGTTACCTGGAAAGAAAGAAATTGGATTGATACTGTTACTGTATAATGTGTCTCTTAGTGACTCTCTAATACCGGTACTAGTTGCTTCACCTGTTGTCTTATCAATGAATACTAATCCTGTTGCATTATCAACAACACCACGTCTTACACCAGCTGGTGCAAACCATGGAAAACTAGCTTCGTCTGAACGAATCATTGTTCTTAAAATCATATGTGATGCTGGAACTACAATGCTTTCTCCACTTAGGTCAGTAGTAATACCACTTGGATAAAACAATCCTAAGTATGTATCAGCAGTTACTAATCCATCATCATTGTTATCAGTTGATAAGTTAACGTTATTTGCCCAATTTTGAATTTCTGTGCTATTAGCCGCTAAACGGAATGGTGCATCTGCAACAACAAACGCAGTATTACGTCTATCATTGTTTAGTGCAACCAAGTTTTGAATTGCTTCTGAATATCCTGGACATGCCATAATGTTAAATCCACGTTGCTCTTCGCGTAGTTCTCCGCTAGTGTCAATTATTGACTTCATAGCCGCTACTACTGCTTGACGAACTGCATGTCTACCCATATATGGTGAACCATCATTCTTTAATCCTGCTACTGAAACCCATGCATCTACCTCTGTTGGTAATGTCTCTCCTGAGAAATCAATTGCGTTAAAGTAATCTTTAGTAAATCTCTTTACATTGTAACCGCTTCTACGCTGATTAAACAACAACATACCTCTAGGATATAGTGCTGGTGCCGGTGCGTCTAAGTCTAAGTAATCACTTGTTGTTAATGCGGCAATAGTTGTAATATCTCCACTTGCAACACTTGTTGTTCCATCACCCATGTAACGTGCATCAGCAAATAAAACACCATCTTCTGATGTTTGGTCTGTGTTGTCAATTACTACCCATTCCCAAACTGAATCAGTTGCGTTGTATTCGTAACGCTTAATAATTGGATAGTCTTCAATGTTACTAGTGTCAATCCAAAGATCTCCACCAACTAGTGCTGTACTATCACTTTGTGTAAGTGGAGCACTTGCGCCTACAATAGGACCATTTGGACTTGTTGCAGTTAAATCATAACCACGTGCATCTGAGGTTACATTTCTGTAACCTTTCCAAGTTGTACCGTTATGAATCATCACATCAACTTCATCAGTAATATTATGATACCACAATCTGCTATTTGCAGGATTAGTACTTGGTTGTAGTCTTGCCGCAACATATGTTAAAGGAACAAAGTTGGACAATCCTAGGTTACCACCTGGTGTAGTTGCAATAAAGGCGTTACTGCTTGAAAATCCTGCATCAGTTAATGCAGTACCAGTATCGTTGACAAGAGTAATCATGCCACCTAGTGAATGCTTTATTACTATTGCACCAGTGTCTGCAACTTCTGCACTTACATTTGTAATGGCTGCATCATTGATGTCCTGTACAAATCCTACGGCAGTTGTTGTAGTTAATGTAATCTGTGTAGCAGTTAAGTTCTCACTACCTTTTACACTTGAATTAATTGTAAATTGATGTCCTGCTGTAAATGTTGGAGTTGTTGTTTCTCCAGTTACTACAAGTTCACCTTTTACTGCACGACGGTTAAACTCGACGATTAACTGTCCTGTTGAGTTAATTACTGATGAAACTGCAATTACTGTTCCTTCTGCAATGTTTAAACCACCACCAATTGGATCAAGTCCGTAAATTGCACGACGCTCTCCACGATAACCTTGTACATTCAAGTCTCCAAACTTTTCAGTAATGCTACTGAATACTGAAATATCAATTAATTGACCATTGTTTGGTGATGTTGTTTTTAACCATACACTGCCTGACGGACGTGATCCACTATCTGCTGTCTTCCATTCTGGAACACTAGTATGTGGATCAACACTAACTGCTGGTGAGTAATATACTCCGGCTGTTAAACCTACGTCTGTTAAAAATGTTCCTGACACGTTTGCAAGGGTTAACGTGCCTGCAGCTGATGCGGCAGTAGAATCTGCATGTAATATAAGTTTGTTGTCTCTTTGTGACGCTGTAATACCTGTAATTGCTTCACCATTAACATCACTAACCACACTAGCCAACGTTGTACTTGACAGTGTAATTGTTGTACCGTTGATACTAAATGAATCTCCTAGGGATACTGTTGGAGTTGCCACTGTACCTGTAATTGTTGGAGTTGCACCGTACCATGCAGTTGTTCCTACTCCAAACCATCCAGTTGAAGTTTTTCTAAATACAGTATTGTCTGTACTTGTTGCATCAATTGCATAGTCGCCTTCTTTACCAATATGTGCTTTTGGTTTATTTGTTCCACTATCCATATCAGCGGCTTCAGTAATTACTGTTGGAACTTTGTTAACAAATTTTTGTGTACTTGCATTCCACTCAAATATTCCCCAACGTGTATTCACAATGTCTAACCAGTGTGTTCCATTTGATGGAAGTGAAACTGGTCTTCCTGCTGAACCTTCTAGTTCGGCTAAATCAATATCTGCTCTAACAATATATGCTCTGTTGCTTACACCTAAAAGTGAATATGCAGCCATTAAACCGTATTCGTTAATTTCATATCCGTGTAACGCAGTACCGGTTGAATTTTGGTAAAAAGCCGGCTCACCAAAAGTTGATACCAACTCTCGCTGTGAACCTATTAAATAAGTTTTTTCAGCATTCGCTGATGTTGTTCCCAGTGCAGTATTGCCTGTGGTTGGATCTAGTTTGTCTTGAGCTGTTGCCACTATTAGCATAGGTACGGTTCCAACCGCAGTACTCGCATATTGTGACTCGTCAATTATTGAAACTTCGATACCTGGTGATACTAGTGCCATTTAAATTTCCTCGCATTTCAAAAAATAATTCTATTCTACTAGTGTATTTAGCAACAAAGGGTAAAAATCACCTAAAATGATTCAGAATGAATGGTACCTTTAAAGGGCGCCGGTAAATATTTTTATGAGCAACCGACCTATATGTACTAAATGCAAGAAAAAGTTTGCGGCAGTAAATTATAAAAAAGGGGAAAAGGTATACTATCGTAAAATGTGCGATAGTTGTACTCGCAACCATCGGCATCATAGAAATAAAAGCCCATGGTCCAAAGCAGGATATAAGAAAAAAACCTCATGTGAGAAATGTGGCTTTGAAGCAAAATTCTATGATCAACTTGAAGTATATTATTTAGATGGAAACATGATTAATATTAAACACACTAATCTTAAAACTGTTTGTTTAAATTGTTTGACTGAATTAGGACATGAAGGTTGGAATACTAAGCAAGGTGATTTAGTACCTGATTTTTAAGCTCATCTAATGTATCATCATTTTCAATCACTAAATCTTTTTTAGATTTAATCCATTTCCATTCACTAGCATGAACAGTTGGCTCAGTTCCTGTTGTCTCGTATTCTATTAGCCATTGCGGATCTGGTCCACGTTTTACTTCCCAAACTTCTCCACCAATATCTCTAATCATATCAACTTCGTTTGCAAAACGTACATCCGGAACTACATAATCGATTGTTGGATTTTCTAGTAACTTCTTTTTAATAGTGCTTACCCAGATTCCGTCATCGAAGCCATTACGCATACAATCAGTACCAAATAACTGCAAAACCAAACGAGGAGTGACTTCCATCTTCGTTTCATTACTCCAAAAGTCGTCTTTAAGCTCTCGCCACTGTCTACTTTCATCTGTATCTCCTTCAAGCATTGCCCTATCCCAACCAAAGATAGTTGCTACACCATCTTTAAGTTTATCAGCAAAACTTAGTTTTGTAAAATTATGTGTCTTGACTAGAATATCCGCAACGGTTCCTTTACCACTGCCAATAAGTCCGCAGATTCCAATTATCATATTTTACCTTCTAATTAGAGTTAGCCCATAACCCATGTCAATGGCATTTGACCATCTACATAGTTTAATAAATCAGTTTCTAATTTATCAATATCTTGTTGTGCTTCTGCTTTTAATGCATCACCATTTAAACTTGTACCACCTTGTGGACCTGCGATAGTAGCAAACTTTGAACGTGCTTCGCCTAGCATGTACTTACTACGAGCTAAAGCATAATCATATATCCAAGGCTTACAACGAGGGTCTGTGAGTAAATTTAAATCTGGGCGTGTGTTGTACATCCAAAGTAACACAGTTTCGCCATCGCTTTGTACATTACGAATAAGTACCATTTTCTTTGACACTGGATCAAATGTAAAATTTATATAAGCACCAAACATACGTCCTGCCATTTCTTGGTATTGCTTATAAAAATCGTATGTGGCAAGTCCGCCAACACGACCAGCAACCAGCATGTATGTGTTCATATATCCTGCTTCAAATGGCTCAAATACACTACCAACATTACCTGTAGTACTACGAAAAACTTGTCTTACATTTTGTACTTGATCTGGTAATGTATAGTCTTGCTGATTTTTTACAAGCTCGAGAAACCCATAACTTTCTTCGACTGAATTACTACTTTTTTGCCTATATACATCAAATGATTTTTGTAATGCAACATCATAATGTGCGGCATCTAACTCAACATCAACCATTCCTCCGCCAAGACTAAGTGTAATATAATCGTAAAGTTTTTGTTTTTCGGTTGCTAAATCGGCCATCTTTATTCCTTTGGATTACTATTATTTAGCAACTTTTAAGAGTATTGTCTGATCGTTGACCCTTCCATTAAGTTTAGTATCTGTTGTTTTAATATCATCCATAAACTTACGAAGCACTACTTTACCAGCCTTATTAAGTTCAGCAAGTTGTTGTGCAGGCTTTCTAAGTGTTTTTTGAATACTTTGCTTTTCATCGAAGTACAATATTGTTGTTCCTTTTACTTGCAATGTAGCATGTGGTTCAGCAACATATTTTCCTAACTTACGAGTTTTAGTATTGTACACCCACAACTCCAATGCTTCAAGTATATCAATTGGATTGATACTTGCAAGTTTAAGATTTGTATCTTCTCTTTGATACTTCATTCTTTTTACAATTTTATCTTTAGCAACAGGCTTTTTAGTTCGTGTCTGATTTGATTTTTGGCTTGTAATAATCATATCACATGCCTGAACCAATGATTGGTAAACTGTTGCAATTTTCTTTTGAGACTTTGTGTCAATATGAGAATAGCCTTCTAACAACTGGTCATACAAGTCGTTGTCTTTTTGCTTAGGTCCAACTAACTCGGCAAGCTCATCTGCAAGTGGCTGGAAGTATTGTCGGATAATACGAGCATGATTTGCTTTGATTTCATGCTTTCTCATTGTACCTACTGGATTAAAGTCTTTTACATTATACTTGTTAATATTATCAATGATACCATCAACTTCATCTTCAAGTATAGATGCATAGTTTAAACTTGCAATCCTTAGTTTTTCTTGTATGGACAATACTGGCTTTGCGGCTTTTACTTGTTCAACTGCTTTTTGTTCATCTGCAATTAAAGACCCTGCCGCAATTGCGTCTTCAATCTTTGGCTTGATAAACTCTGTAATTGGCCTCATGCTATTCATTGTTCCTGGGCATGATTCCCAATACTCGTTATGTGGTTCGTAATAGTTAGGACACCCGTCAATTAACAATTTAGAATAAATTGCAACTGTAGCACTAATGTTTCCTTTTTTAGCAGATGCTATATCTTTTTTACTGTATTCTTCTGCCTTCATCCATTGATATACATATGGAATAACATCACTTGCTTTATAGTTTTGATAATAAAAGTCAACTGCCTTCTGACGAAGTTTATGAAATTCGTATCCAGATAACTTTTCGTATTCAGCAAAACTAGGACCTTGTATTTTAGCCCCACGCCTAACTCTAGGTGCTGAACGTGCTACTTTTTTCTTTCGCTTAACTAATGCCATTTATCATGTCTCCTATAATCTTATATTACTTATAATAACAGGTTATACATATTTGTCAACCAGAACTTATTCATAAATACTGTATAAGAGGTACAGAATGCCAAGACTATCGTTATGGAAACCAGAACGCAATAAAGATTACGAGTTTTTTGACAACAGAATTCGCGAAATGTTTACCATTGGCGGTACTGGAATCAACGTTCACAAGTATTTGGGCGCCGACACTGCAAATGTAGCAGTTGAAGGTGAAGATGGATTTGATGCAACTAGACCAGGATATGCAACTCAAAGTGAAACAAATATCCAAGACTTACTATTCTTAGAAAATAGAGATCGTAAATATGACCCAGACGTCTACCAATTACGAGGATTGTACAATGTTGCAGACATAGATTTTGATTTAACACAGTTTGGACTATTTTTACAAAATGATACACTGTTTATAAGTTTCCATTTAAGTGACATGATCAACTTAATTGGCCGTAAACTTATGAATGGAGACGTATTTGAACTACCTCACTTACGAGATTTTTATCCACTTGATAGTGAATTACCAGCCGCACTAAGACGTTACTATGTTGTACAAGATGCAAATAATAGTGCAGAAGGATTTAGCCCTACATGGTATCCACATGTGTGGCGTGTCAAATGTACTCCACTTGTGGACAGTCAAGAATACAAAGATATTTTTGACGAAAAAGCAAAAACACAAGACGGGCAAGACACTACTAGCACTCTTAAAGACTTGTTAAGCACTTACAAAAAAGAGCTTGAGATTAACACCAAAATTATCGAACAAGCCGAAGAAGAAGTTCCAAAAAGTGGTTATGATACAACTCCATTTTTTGTTGTACCACTTGAAAACGATGGAACACCAGTTGATCCTGATGAAGCAGAAACCGCAGATAACGGTAGTTTCAAAGCAAGTAGTGAATTATTAACTGTAGACCAAGTTCCAACTACTCCAGCCCAGAGTGGATACACAGGACACTTAATTGGCGATGGATTGGCACCAAATGGATTTCCTGTCACTCCTGCAATAGCATTTCCAACTAATCCAAGTGTTGGAGATTATGTACTTAGATTAGACTACAAACCGAATCGTTTATTCAGATATGATAGCAACCGTTGGGTCAAAGTTGAAGATGCAGTTCGTACTAATACAACAGGTGGACAAGGAACAACACAAAAAGATAAATTTATTAATAATACAAACACTTATGTTGACGAAGATGGAATTACTAAAAAGAATAGACAGACTCTTAGTGATGCACTACTACCTGAGGCAGATGATTAATGGCTAGACAGTTTTTTTATGACAACCAGATAAGAAGATTTTTACTACAATTTGTAAGAATGTTTAGTAACTTTCAAATTGAAGTAGGCTCTCCTAGTGCAAGTGGTGATAGAGATTTATTAACTGTACCTGTGCGTTATGGTGATATGAGTCGTAATGTTGCAAACATATTAAGAGAAAATAGTGAAAACAAAGTTGCTAATGCACCAATGATGAGTGCCTATATTAGTAGTTTAAAGTATTCTAGAGAACGTGTACAAGAACCTAACTTTATTGACAAATTGCATGTTAGACAACGTAAATATAACGACAGTACAAAAACATATAGTCGCACACAAAGTAATGCAGTAACCGTTGAAAGACATATGCCTGTTCCATATGATCTAACTATGACATTGGATATATTCACTACTAACACAGAAATGAAATTACAGTTACTTGAACAAATGTTATGTTTATTCAATCCAGCACTTGAAATACAAAGCACTGATAACTATGTTGACTGGACTAGTTTAAGTTATGTTGAACTTACAGATGTAAACTTTACAAGTAGAACAATACCAATTGGAACAGAAGATCAGATTGATATTGCTTCATTAACATTTGAAATGCCAATATTTTTAAGTATGCCAGCCAATGTTAAAAAGATGGGTGTTATTCATAAAATTGTTAATAGTGTATTTGATGCACAAGGAGATGTTGTTGCATCAATTGGCAATGACGACTTAGTATTAGGCAATAGACTAGTAGTTACTCCAGGTAGATATGGTGCAATTCTACTTAACGGACAAGCAGAATTAGTAGATTATGGACTAGAAGCAACTAAAGATACCGGTGAACCAACCTTAAAAGATACTGCAAAGATAGTCACTGACCCTAAAGCAACCAAGCCAGGTTGGGCGGCAGTGCTAGAACAATACGGTCCTATAAATCCAGGAATAACACAGATAAGATTTGAAAATGAAGCCGGCAATGAAGTAGTTGGCACAATAGCATATCATCCGACTGATGTTAATATATTATTAGTCACAGTAGATACTGATACTATACCAACAAACACAATAACCGCTGTTGATGCAATTATAAAACCAACAAATGTTTCTAGTACATTGGTAAAAAATGTAGGCAGTCGCTATTTAATTTTAGAAGATATTGGTGACTCAACAAATACTGATGGTCCAGATTTTTGGAAAAGTACGTCAAATGTTGACTTAATTGCTAAGGCAAATGATATTATTCAATGGGATGGGTCACAATGGACTGTTGCATTTGATAGTTCTGCGACATCTACAGTAGAATATTTTACAAATGCTACAACAAACATACAATACAAATGGACAGGAACAAACTGGCTTAAGAGCTACGAAGGTGAATACAGACCAGCTAACTGGCGTGTTGTAATCTAACCAATATCAAGTTCACTAATAAACTCTCTAATTGTTAATTTTTTCACATTCTTACACCAATTCCATTGTTCTGGAAATGCATACACTGGATTTGGATTGATGTAATGGAATGTAACATCTTTGTATGCACTGAATAGTTTTATCATATTTGCAATGAATTTAGCGTCAGGGTCGGGTGAAAATGCATCACCATAATTAGGAGTACCAGCGTAAATGTTATTGTTTGAGTCTACGTCTCTCTGATTATCAAATCCAAGCAAGTAAATGTCTTTATGATTATCAAATGCCGCTATGTATGTTGCTAATGCACCAGCATTCATATTAACATTCTGAGGAATCAAGTAAAGTTTTCCTGGGTGTTTTACAAGTTGCTGGGCACTACTGTATACAATTTTGTTTTCACAATATCCGCTTTCAACAACTTCATTAACCATAGCAGGATTATGTGCAACCAAAAAGTCTGGGCTGAAATCTCTGTATAAAGCATTACACCCATATGTCTGACAACGCATACTTGCATTTAATCCGCCTTTGTGTCTTGCTAATAACTTCAAATTAAAGGATTCTCTACTTTGCCCGTTGCCTATAACAACGGCATATCCTCTATGGTCGTTATTACTTACTGCTCGAGGAATCCATTCACGATCCTCTTCTCGTTTGCCTTTGATAATTCGAGTATCATGTATAATAAACTCGCCTTCATATTCATCATTTGTTAACGGTAAACGCATTTTACTACCACTCCTGACAGTTAGGTAACAAACCTGTTACTTTTCTAATATTCTGTTCTGTTATATGGACACTCATTAATATATGATATATGTCATCAACAAATGCAAAACTTCCATGTTGCTTTCTTGTATTTAATATATAAGGAACGCCGGGTTTAAATTGAACTCGCTTTGTATCATAAATGAAGTTCCATTCATGAACTTCAATGGCATTTAATGGAATAAAAATTCTCATTTGCGGACGAAACCTATAGGCGTCTCTGTGCATTTTAAAAAAACTGCCTGCATCTAATTTTGCCGCTCTACATCTGGCTAACTTTTCCCATTTGTCAAAAAAGTGCTTGATACTAGGACAAGCATGTAAGTTATCATTATACTGCTGGTCAGCATCGTGTTTATCCTTTGCTTCAAGTCCTAAGTCATCTAATGGACCAGTTAAATTAATAGCAGTTTTGTTGTTTGTACTTGAAAGCCAATTTAATTTAGTCAAGTCCCTAATACAAGACTCACTATCAAATTTGTAATCAAGTTCTATTATGTCGCCATAACTGTTTAAAAGAGTGAGTAATCTAATCTCTGTATCGTTCATTTTTTGGTAACTTTCTAAGATGGTCTTGTTTACGAATGTGTTCAATTTTCATTATTTGGTGATAAAGTTTAATAACTCCAAGAGGTGCATCGGCTTTCCATATCCATGGAAGGAAGCCATGTACTGTGCTCTTGAAAACAATTACAAGTAGTACCCAACTGTTTTTTAAACTATGCCAAAGATGAAAGAAGTATCCCCAGCCAGTTTCAACTTGGAGATGATACTTTGCTTTTTTTATAAAATTCATTAATTACCTATGTGATATGTTGTTACATACGGCCGACTAATACTTCAATTATTCCTGGTCCGTCTGTATCTTTAGATTCTATTGCTTTACCAATTGCACTGCCTGCTGGTGGTCCATGCAAATCTTTGTGTGCTTCTGCATGTCCGGGTGTTCTACTGCTTACAAGGAATTCACCTTTTCGCACAGGTCCAACTACTTTGCAAGGCACTCTACCAATTAGTGCAACCTCTACTGAATTTTCTAAATCCTTATTCATTATAAATCCAGGATTAGTTGAAACAATTCCAGCAATAGTACAACTCCATGGTCTAGTTGTTTGCGTAACTTCTTGTTCTCCACCTAGCTCTACTACTGTACCAGGCTCATATTGCTGATCTGATGTGTACTTTTCTGCCAAGTCAGCATACTGAGATGACGTTGCAGTTCCGCTAAACACACCAGTTGCTAGACTGATGCCACTTGAGTTAAAAGTTGTGTGTGCTGATCCGTCAATTGTTGCAACAATTTGACCAGTTCCTGAGTCGGTGACTGTTACATTTGTATTATTTTGAGAAATACTATTTTGTGATAATCCAGATAATTCAGTGTCTACATATGTTTTAGTAGCGGCATCTGAAGCAGATGATGGTGCTCCTAAATTGGTTAAACGTTGTGCATTGGCATCTAATGAGCCACCTAGTGTTAGTGTATAACTACCTTTAATATCTACTCCAGTTGATTCTATACAGGCAACATAATTACCACCCGCATCAAAACGTATGGTGTCATCATCACTTGATTCTTCAAGTTGTATCTTTGTATCACCATCTGCATCAACCAGTTCACCTTCGATAGTTCCATCTACTGATAGGTTTGTGCCATTAAGTAATTGTAAACTATCCGAACGCAATCTTGCGGTAATTACATTTGAGCCTGCTTTTACATTCGCAAATTCAATTAACCCATCTTCAGAACCATCACTTGCATCAAGTATTTTTCCTGTAATTTTTGCATACACCACTTCTTGGTCAGCATCATTTTCGCCTTTGAATTTTAATTGTCCTAGGTAATCAGCATCTGCTGGACTTGCACTATTACGTTTTAATGTAATTACTGGTCCTGCACTACTACTATCTTCTGTGGTTGTTATTAATAGACTGTCATCTGTTGATGTGTTTGCAACAGATATACTTGCGGCATTGGTTATAGTTTTATTTGTTAGTGTTTGTGTAGCAGAATCAACTACTAAATTTCCAGCACTGGCTGGCACAGTAATTACACTTCCACCCGAAGTCAATTTAAGATTTGTACCATCTGAACTAATAGATTCATTTGCATCTACAAATTGTAATGTAGGTTGTCCACCACCAGTTTCAGTTAATTTGAAACCAGTGTTATGAACATGTGTTAATTGTATTTCAAAGTTTGCTCCGGCATATAAAGTCACAGCACCATCAGTTTTTTGCCAGAAATAACTAGGTGTTGTAACACCATTGTTGAAATCTGCACGACCTGCTGAGGACATGTCCAATGTAAGGGCAGTTATTACACTACCACCATC